GAAAATGTTCTCCTGAGGGAGAAATACAAGGTCGATTGCGGTATTCTGCTAGTTTTTTCTTAGAATTAGTTGTATGTGTTTTTCCTTTAAAAGGAGATTTTCTGCCCCTAGCACTATCAGCCATTTTTTGTTTGGTATCATCACTATGCTTTTTAATACCTTTAGTAAGCGCAGACATTGCAGCCGATGCTTCACGTTTCAATTGCTCATACAACCTTGATGATATTTTATATCTATTATGTAGTTTTGAATGTGCGGTCATCATATCCACAGCCTTAATCATTTGAAATTTTGCTTTTCCCTCAACCATTTTAACTAATAATCTATGACAAATAAAATGCTCTCTGGCTGTTAATCTAATTAAATTATCTTTTTTATTAGTACCGCCGAGACACTTTGGGATTATATGATGTTTTTCCGAGTATTCATCCAAAACTCTTGCTTTTGCTCTATTAACTATGTTATTATACGTTATGGTATACTTATTATCTAAATACATTGCTGATTGCTCCTTTGTAGCGTTAGAGAGGGTGGGAACTGCAATTCCGCGACCCTCACACTTATTTATCACGGAGAACTAAAATTCGCATCCTAACACTAGACAATGAGTTCTATAACCTAGAAACACTTCCCGAAGAAATTGATGACCTGCGTTTTGCTATATTGGACAATAGTAATCCCTCAAACGTAGATTATCATTACATTCCACTAATCTTTTTGGAATCATTTAACAGTCCTGCACTTGTATTAAAGATTGGTAACAGCACTATTAAGATGCCAGTGGATTGGCAAATACTAATTGGCGAACAAGAACATGGGGACTTAGAGACATTACCATTAACAAGTATCAATGATAGAGGCTTCAATGCATTTGAGTTTAATCCATTAAGTTCATTCAGTCCCTCATTCGTACCTATCGAGATTGTAGATATCTATCACGATGTAACATGGTATGCACCTCGCTTGAAAAACGGACAGTTCTTATGTGTGCCGATTGATGATGGACCTAAACCTCGCTGTGTATATTTTGTTAAAGAAATTAGTCGTAATTGTGAAATAGTAGATTATAGTCAGGCATTCTAATGGCAACGAAAAAGAGTACACCTACTGATGAAAAGTTTGAAGGGCAAGACTTTGACTTGTTTGATGCTCTTACAGCTATGGATAAAAAAGACTATGGTTATTATGACAGATTAACAGAAGAACAACAAAAGAAGTTTGTTCCCTATATGATGACACATTGGATGAGTGCTATTAAAGGATCGGGTGACGTTCAGGGCTATTATTTACGTAGTGTTGACTATCACGCAAACAAACATCTATTCAATGAATATGTACAGAAACATCCTAAATTGCAATGGTATATGTTATGTGCTAGTAGTCCTGGATTAGGAAAACAGTTCCATCAATGGATTCCCCATTTAGGTAGCAAAGTTACATCATTAAAAGAACCTGCAAAAGCAAAAGATATCAAAGAATATTACACTAAGATTTATCCCAAAGTTGGTGCAGATGATATTGATGAGATTGCTAAGGCCTTTGTAGTAGAACATAAACGTAAATGTTATCTAGCAGAAACATTCCCTAACTTAAAACAATCGGATATAGAAGTTCTTAGTCAATTGGTGACTGAAGAAGAAATTAAGCAATATGAAAAAGACCGAGGAAACTAAATCACTACATGGTTGTGAGTTCTGTAAAGCTACGTTCCAACGTGAAAGCACAGTACTTAAACATATATGTGAAACTAAACGTAGATGGTTAGAACGTGACCGTCAAGGTAATCGTGTGGGTTTTCAAGCTTGGCTACAGTTTTATAAGAAAAATACTGCAGGTACAAAAAATCGTACATATGAGGAATTCATTAAGAATCCTTATTACCTTGCGTTCATTAAGTTTGGTCTATATTGTGTAGAGATTAAGTGTATTAATGTAAGTAGATTTAGTGATTGGTTATTAAAGAATTCAATTCGTATTGATAACTGGCGACAAGACAGTAACTATACAAAGTTCTTATGTGAATATTTACGAACAGAAGATCCATTAGATGCGATACATCGTAGCATTGAAACTACAATGGATAAAGCTGAAAATGAAAAAATTCAAAGCAGAGATTATTTACGCTATGGCAATGTAAATAATATATGTTATGAGATTGCCAGAGGACGAATTAGTCCATGGATGTTATATCAAAGTTCTAGTGGTGTAAGATTTTTAGATACATTACGTGATGACCAGCAGAAGATGATTATTGACTATATCAATCCAGAGCAATGGGCCATTAAGTTTAAACGTGAACCAGAAAACGTGAAACAAGTTAAGGAATTATTAAATGCGGGCGGGTACTAGAGTTCGTATACCATGGCAGAAAGGTGATATTATAGATTGGAATCAAACCTGTGCTTGGGCTATGGAACAGTTTGGATTACCCGGTGATAGATATGTTACACACTCAACTGAAAATTATTTGGATTTCTATTTCAAGGATGAACGTGATGCTATTCTTTTTGAGTTGACCCGTGGCTGACGTTATCCTATATATTACCGCCAAAAGAACTATGGAAATAGGACATGAGTTACGAAACATGGGTTATATTCAGGGTGTTGATTTTGACTATGCTTACTACCAAGAGAAGTATGACAACTTTAGCCATGAACCTATTGTGAAACGACATGCAAGATTTACTTTTTACAATGATACTAATGCTAGTTATTTTGCGTTGAGGTGGGGATGAATATAACAGAAGAAATTATTAATCAAGTAGCCGATCAAATGGCTAAAGATATTGACGCAATGGTGTTAATGTCTGCATTAGGATGGCATTCTTTTGATTTTAATAAAGGTACCGTTTATGGTCAACCGTATTTGACTGTACAACCATTGGACAGTATTAAATGGAAAGAAATGGAAGCATGGATGGTAGAAACATTTGGACCTACAGCACACGACGGTGTATGGACACCTGACATGAGATGGTATATGAATAATTCTAAGTTTTGGTTTCGTAACAAAAAAGATTTAGAATGGTTTCTACTAAGATGGCAATAATTGAACATTATGAACGAGACCGTAGTTGGGATGAAACTAAACCTGGTTGGTATGAATGTAGTGTGAAAATAAAACGTATTGACAAATACTTAGAATTAATCGATTGGTTATATGCCAATATAGGAAAATGTGAAAGACATTGTAGATGGCGTACTACTTCCGATGATACAGTTAGTGTCAAGTTTAGATATGAAAAAGATTATATTATGTTTACGTTGAGGTGGAGTTGATGGCAACCATACCTCAAATACAAGATTACGATGACGATGATCCAAATATAGAACAGCGTAAAAAGCGTTGGGATTATTGGACAGCATTGAAACTTGTACGTAAAGAATATATGGAACAAAACAAAGAGTTTGACGCATATGATTTTGAAGATTACCTTATAGGACAATATGGTATAAGAATGAACATTATTAATGGCAACATAACTGATGGTTATGAGATTGTTGACGAAAAGAAGTACCTAATATTTTTATTAAAATTCCAATGAACCAATTATTTCCCATAACCTCTATACAAAACAACAAATTTATGTTATCATGGCCTAACTGGGATAACATTAAACAGTTTGATACAAAAAAATTATTAATAGAATTATTGTTTAAAGATATGAAAGTTAAAGAAGCTGGAGTTGCATTAGATATGTATGACGGTGAGATAGATATTATGTGGATAGACCATCAATGGTGGATGAAAGATATCTATGGTGAATATGCAAAGTACCTAGAAGATATGTATACAATTAAAGGTGTAGCTTTTAATAGTGAAATAGAAGCATTGAAGCTACGAGATTACTTAGAGAAAAAATATATTTGGAAAACATTGCAGGCGTAATATGGCACAAGACATAATGATAGATATGGAAACACTTGACACAAGTCCTGATTGTGTTATCTTAACCATTGGTGCAGTAAGATTTGATCCTAAAGGTAGTGGAGTTGTTGAAAGACTAGAATTACGACCTACTATTGAAGAACAAACAGAAATTTATAATAGGAGTATAAATGAAGATACATTACGCTGGTGGGGTGAGCAAAGTCCGGCGGCTCTTGAAGAGGCTATGGGAGAAAATGGCAGAATTCCATTTAAAGAATGTATGGAAATACTTTATAAGTTTTGTTGGAATCGCCGTGCTGTGTGGAGTAACGGTGCATCATTTGATGTGGTTGTGGCAGAGTCGGCCTGGAGAAACCTTGAAATGCGAACCCCCTGGCCTTTCTACACCGTTAGAGATACACGTACCTTGTATGAGATAACTGGAGTAAGTCTTAAAGACGGCGGTCACGTAACCAGTCACAAAGCAGTTGAAGATGCCGAAAGACAAGCAATTGTTGTACAAAAAGCGTATACTAAATTAATTAAAGCAGAACTGGTACCTCCCCCAAAATGAGAATAGACTCAGATATTGACATTGACTTTGGTGATAGAGATAAGTTATTACAACTTATAAAATATACGCCGGCAGCAATGCGTAATGTAAAACCAATACGTAAACATGCTACTGGTGTATATGTTACTGACATTCCA